GAGCAGAAATCTGCCCATGAGAATACGCCAGTGCTTGCTGTAATTGTTACATCTTGCAAGCAAATAACTGATAACACATTTGCTCCTTCAATATTACCAGTCACAACGTTGCCATTAGCAATGTCAGTGCTTAGTAATATGACTGGTTGTGTTCCAGTTTCGTTTACTGTTATACGTGCCATTTGTGTATTCTCCTTTAAGTTACGTTGGCATTAATCATTAAAATCCAATCTAGTCATACTAAATGTATAGGTATGCTTTTCACTACGATTACCGATAACTTCAGTCTTTGAATAAGTTACATCAATATAACCATCAAAGAAACGTCTGTTAGCAGCAAGATCGTTTATCGTGCCTAAAACAACTGGACTCTGTGGATCATCTTGGAAACTTATATAAAGTATCTCAAATTGATCAGTCACAGTATAAATCTGTCCGCAGTTTGTGATACCACCTTGATTAACCTCACGGCTAACTGGGTGACAATCACGCACATAGACGCCAAATGGGACAACATCATCAGCACTTGGGTAGATACCATTGACTTCTACGATTGGTGTAAGAGCATTACAAGTCAATCGCATATAGTCGATGATTTCTTCCTTTGTGATTAAAGGTTGATGTCCACTTGACATTAGAAATATCTCCTGTCGCCGTTAAAGTAATCTACGTCACTAGTCCAATTCTCTTCTAACTTCGTTGTAGGTCCATTAGGAGCATCTTGGTTTAGATCATAGAAGTTCATTAACTGTAGTGCCTTTTCCCATTCAAACTGATATCTACGTAGTGCGTGATCATAGTTAGCGCGATCAACATCGTTGACGTTGCTAACATCTGATACAATACTTTCGTAAAATATTTTGACAGCCATGAATGTGTCAAGTCTTATCAATGTTTGATCATTTTTGATGAGCAAACTAGGATTAAAACTTGATATTAGTGCACCGTTAGGCAAGTTAGTGTAATAAGTCGCCCCTAACACCGTGTCGCAATACTTAGGCCACCATCCAAACTCCAATTGGTATAGAATTTCTTGACTACCTACTTTAAAGTAATCATTCCAATCTACATTCATTTGGCTTGCACGGCGTTCAGCGGCAGGATCATAAAATATAATATCTGCTACTGTTGCATTACTAACTCGTTGATAAGGGACTGACATATTATTTTATTCCTATACTAATTCAATATTACTGTTGAATGATATTGATTGCTCCGCCACGACGCTTATCGGCTACACCAGCACCCATATAAGCAAGACCAGTTAACCACATCTGTAGTCCGCCTGGCTTCTCGCCCATCTTGATCTGCAATCCTTCCTTAAGAACAGTGAAAATTGCTGTTTCGTGGAAGTATGCACCAACAAGAACTGGGATTGAAGTCTGACCGACAACAGTGCGAACTGCGCTTGATAAGAATGTAGTGAAAATTACTGCGCAACCATAAACGCTTTCAATGCGTCCAGTTGACAATAATTCATTACCTAGTGCAGATAGGTTTGATCCACCTGACTGACTTACAGCACCACCAGTTAGTTCTGCTAACATGCGGTTCAATGAAGAACCTTCTTGTCCTGGAACAGAATAACTGAAGTTACCTGGTGAGTCACCATTGCTATCCAATACGATGATTGGAGTGCCTGGTAGACGTGCAGTCTTATAGTTCTGCTTAACATTGCGAACAAGTCCTAGAACTGTGTTGCTTGTGAAGCCTGCTGTTGCAGTGCCACCAGTGTAACCTGATTGTGTCAATTCCATTGCACCTAATTCTAGTGGGCGGCTGAAGCCGTCTGCTGGAGTTGGTGAATAGTTAGTGTTGCCTGGTGTTGCTTTGAATGATAAGAAGGCTTCGCAAACGCGAATGTCTACTTTTTCACCATAACTCTCACCAAGTTCAGCACCTAGTGTAGCAGCAAGTTCAAATGATGTAGTCCAAGCATAGAATACGTCAAATGCTGTTGCTGCAACTGCTGGAGTTGCTGTGATGCTTCCTTGACCTAGAGCAGGGTTCTGCTCGACGGCTAATGGAGGTGAACCGAAACCATCACCACTGCCACTTCCGGCTGGGTTATAGTCTTGGTATGTGATTGGTGCAAAGTTAGGCACCAAATATTGGTTACCCTGGTTAGGGGCAACGACCTGTGTGAACTCTACGAGTCCAGTGCTTTCGTGCATAGCACGTAGAGCAAAATTTGCGATTGCAGTTGTGAAACCATCGGCTTCGTTATTGCCACCGCCTAATACGTATGCCATTGTAATTCTCCTTTAGTTGGCTATTATACGATTTTACGACTTGCTGTAGACACAGTTGCGCTTACGCTAGCACCTTTAAGACCAACACGCTTACCTAAGCCCATCTTGCTTGCCCATGCGTTGAAGGCAGCAGGATCTTTGCTATAGTCTGGTATTGAGTCCGGCACAGCGCCTGCGAAAGTCTGTTGTCCAGGGCGCAAGCCACTGCCATTTGACAAATTGTTTTGCTTGAGCAACTTTGGATTGCCTTGTGCAACTTCTTCTATCAATGACTGTATTGTAAGTGGATTACCATCCATGCCATAACGTTCTTGACCTTTACTATTGACTATTGAGTATGAGCCATCACGTTTGAATGATAAATTATTTTTGATCTTTTGCAACGCATAATCTTGCAAGTCTGGATCAAATCTATCACCCATACTACGTAATATTTCACTATCAAGTTCTTTAGTGCGTAATGCTCGTTCTTTTTGAGCGAGATCACGTTGTAGTTTCATGAACTGATCGCGTAGATCGGTCTCTTCACCTACATCACGCCCCATGCGTGTATCAGTAGTAGGCTCGACATCCACTGGCTGTGCGTTGCCAACGATATTGTTTTGGTTTGCAGTTCTTGCAATGTATCCAATCGCTGCTTCTACACTTTCAAAATTTTGTCCGCTTGCTTGTGACAATGCGTTTAGTATTGAACTTGTAGTGCTTTTACGAATAGCACCTGCATTTACTGCTTTACCATCTGCAACATTATCCTGTGTTGCTTCAGGGGCTGTGGCGTTGCCATCGGTATTATTTTCTAACATATTTCCTCTTTAGTTATAACGTAACAAACGATTTATCTTCCTGTATTAATACCAGTCAATTGTGTTGCAATTGCCTGGTTAGTATAATAACTTTGTCCAGTATAAGTGACTGGTGTGCCAATACCTTCATCATCGTATCCTTCACCATCGTCACCTGCACTATCATATTCTGTTGTATCACCATAAACAGGTTCATCTTCACCGAATTGTTCTGGTGTAGCAATTTGATCACCAAGATCACGACTGACAACTGTTTCGTTGTCTCTAGTCATTAATTCTTTTACTGTTGCATCTGTAATGGTATCAATGTAAGCCTGCTCATATTGTGGTATCTTTTCAGCAGGTGCTAACATAGCAATAATTTCCTTTGTGATGAGGCTATCGATAATAGGATTATTAGCGACCATTGACTTAGCCTGACCCATCAGTGCTAATCTATAATTCGTGTCATGTGCCTCATAGTCGGTGTTGTAATGAACTTCGCCTGCCCAGCGCATGTTCATAAATCTTGCTGCGTAAGTAAAAATTAATTCTTCCGCTACTTCCATTAATCTTGCTTTACTTTTTGCAAGGCGATGCAATTGCTTTCTTTCTTCAATAATAGCAACACCCGAAGCCAATTGATTTTTAGTGTTTCGTAGCCCACCTAATCCAGTAAGGGCTTCAATCTGTTCAAGTATCTCACGTTGTCTTGCCGTGACTTTGTCAACATCGCCAGTATCAACTGGAATACATTCCACTTGACCTGTGCTTGCACGAACTATTGCACCAGCGTGGACAGGTATGGCTACACCTTTGTCTGCACGAATGATTGTTTTGGCAAATTGTATGCTTGTATATGCCTCACATTCTAATTTGTAATGTTCACGCTGCGCATCACTTGCGCTATCAATATCACTTACACCAATATCTATTGTTCGTGGATCACGACGACCATAAACAATAAAACCTGGTATAGCCATACCGGGCGGGTATGTTCCCCTGCCGATTTCTTCTACTTCATCTTTGCTTAAATTTTTACCTAATTTATAACTGACCCAATAACTTGGATAGTCTTCTTCGCCAAGATGATAGCATTTTAAATAATAATATTCTTTATCTTCGCTCTCAAGTATTTTTACATACTTGACCATAGGCTTACCACCAAAGTATTCCCATTCCCAATCCCATACGTTTAGTGGATTGACACTTACAACATATGGTCTACCATAATTTGCATCGCCTTCTTGTGGCATATCAACAAATACCCAGCAATGACCATATATGCTTGTTAGATCACCTACTTGTTCCATGAAGCCATCTAAACTACGATTGTTTAAATCGGCATCTAATAAAAATAATTGTGCCCACTCTACGTTGTCAGGATTTATTTTAGTTCCTTGTGGTGTGCAGAATATAAGTTCGCGTTTTACGCCTGGCTCAAACAATACATCGTTGATCGTGTCGACGATATAACGACAGATTGGTTGTGCAACTGTGTTTTGAACTAAGTCAAGGTAAAGATTACTATCTTCACTTGGGCGCTTTTTACGAACATAAGTTTTAAAAATATAACCGCCAAGATATGCATATTGATATCCTAGCATTTGCTCATAGATTGCGTTGTAAATAGGGTTTTTATGGATCAAGTCTTTTGCTTTCATGTAATACGATCCTAATTATTGTGTATCATAGGTATAGAGTATTTATACTTTGTTTTTACTTATACTAACAGATTTCATATCAGTGTAGCATTCACTATGCATACGCTTAAACCATGTAACGTGTGTAGTATCGCCACAATGTTTGCATTTTTTATATGCTTGTTTAGGCTTTGCAAAGTGTCTACCATGTTTTTTCATTATGCGTTCGCAACGTGACTTTGGTGTGCCTATGACTAGATGATCTGGATTGACACAATTCTTAGTCAAACATGTGTGTTGCACTTCTTTGCGACGAATATCTAAACCCTTATGTTGCCCTGCTATACGATGCACTGTAGTCATTTTTGGATAACCATCATTGCCACGTATCATGCCATATCCTGCATTGTTTACAGGACCACACCATAGCCAACAACCATTTTTATCTTCTGGTATTTTAACACGTTGCATCATTCGTTCATATGCAGGTAATCTTTTTCTATATCTCATTTGTTCACCTATTTTAATCTTTCGTTAATTAATTCACAATAAGCATTATCAATTTCTGTGCCTATGCTATCAAGTCCTAATTCTTTTGCTGCTAACAACGTAGTGCCTGCACCTGCAAAAGGATCATATACAATATCACCTTTACGAGCAAATAATTTTAAAC